AGCGATAATATGAGATACAGTTTCAGAGTGTGGCTTTTAAACCTTGGGCTGATAGGAGATGAATTCAAGAATTGCAGGTCGCATCTGCTGAAACATCTTGAGGGTGACATAGCCTGGCGACACCCGGAGGACGGCATTGCAGCAAGGGCAAGACTTAAAGAAAAGCGAGAGCTTGAGAAACAAGCCGCCCATGAGCAGCGTAACGAGCCTGTGTGCCATTCCGATGATGAAACCGAGTGTATACCCGATGAAAACAACGAGCCGTCAGAAAGCGAATGTGACGGCATTGAAGAACTTGAAATGAGTATGTAAATTTGAAAAGGAGATTTTTATGGAATACAGAAGATTATATATCGCTTATGGCAGCAACATCAATTTGGAACAAATGGCAAATCGCTGCCCGAATTCAAAGGTCATCGGCAAAGAAATACTGAAAGGCTATGAGCTGGAGTTCAGAGGCGTTGCTACCATTGTGCCGAAAGAAAACGCAGAAGTTCCTGTTTTAATATGGGAGATAGACGGACGAGATGAGCACAGTCTTGACAAATATGAGGGCTTTCCGAACTATTACCGAAAAGAACTTTTTGAGATAGATGTTAATGGCGAAAAGAAAGAGTGTATGGCATATCTGATGAACAGCGGTCACATTTCACCGCCTATGAGCTATTACTACAACGTTATAAAGCAGGGTTACGAGGCAAATGGTATGGATACGAGCTATCTGAGAGCAGCTCTTGAACGTTCAGTTTGCGAACAATGTTTTGATGAAGAGATTGACGAGGAATTTGACGAAGATGATGATCTTCAGATGAAACTTTAAGGAGGTGGTGAAATGAGATACAAGGATTTTTATGTGAGAATTACGCCAGACAAATATATCCCCAGAGTTGACAAAAAAGGTGATAAAATTCTCTGTGAGGGCTTTTTGATACAGATCTTTGCTTATAAAAATGAGCAGGACGAGATCGACAATTTTACTGCTGCGGTGGGGTTTGAGATACTGGAGTACAGTTTGGCTGAGGCGGAACAGTTGGCGAAGGATTTTATTGATTGTGAGGGGAAGTTTATTGACTTAAAGTCATAATTTTGACATTATGAGCACTTATTTTTACTATTTATATTTTAAGTTGTCATATTATGATAAGATTAAGCTAAGATGAATATGCGATATATTGCTCTATTTATAGTTTCAAAACACCTCTATCTTTGGTTTAAAGGTGAAAATTAGAGCATATTTCTAAATGTCATCCGTAAGTTTTGTAAATCATCTTTGTATGGAAAATTTACACATTGCAGCACGCTTGTTTATATTTTTGAAATGGGAAATATGGTGAAGAATAGGTGAATCTTATGGGCAATAAAATTATTTATATAAAACTAAAAGAAGGTTGCAAACCTATTGAATATTTTAGAAACTCTTTTGATGAGAGAAAGAATTATTATTATAATTTGAGTCCTTATGCTGAAGATGAGCTAGAAATCAGTAAAGCTTCTATTTGTAGCAGTTATTTTTTAATTGCCCTAATACACGACAATGATAAAATTATTTATTCATATCTTGGCACGGGAACAATATCTCATAATGATAAGGGATTTAGTATAAAATTTAACATTAAATTATATATGTCTTTTTGACTATCTTTTTATATCTCCTTAAATGTCCGCAAAGCCTTATTTTATAGGCTCTACGGGCATTTTGCTTTTGTGGTAAACCTCACATATCTAGGTCTATCTTCTTATATTTTCGCTATCAAGCGTGGTTAAAATCGTGGTAAATACTTCTATGCGATTAGACGCTGAACCTCTGATTTTGCGGTATCTATGGACGCATGAGCGTACCAGTTCATTGTGATACTAATGTTTGAATGTCCCATGATATACTGTAAATCTTTTGGGTTCATGTTCTTGCTTGCCAGTCTTGTGCAGAATGTATGGCGTAGCGTATGCGGTGTGATATGTGGCAAGGGATTGTCCTTGTGGTGCTTGTTATATTTCTTTACCATACGGACAAATAAGGCGTTGTAATCAATCGCAACTTTGGGCTTGCCTTTATGATTGACAAATAAGAAATTGCTCTGTCCGTCTATCACAAATGGTTCTGCCTTTGGGCGTTTCTTCATAACTCGTTGAAATGCCTGTATTGTTTCTCTGCTTAATGGCACTTGCCTTATTCCGCTCTTTGTTTTAGGCGTTTCAATGTAATAGCCTTGTTCCTTGCTCTTTAGTAACTGGTGGTCAATTATCACAACTTCATTCTTGAAATCAATATCGGCTACTGTCAGTCCGCACAGTTCCGAGATACGAAGTCCTGTTTTTAA